ACCTACGAATGGACAGGCTTGAATATGGATCAAAAACCTCAATGGCAGCAAACCACTCAAGGCAACGCTTTTCAATTCTCAGAGTTTTACAAAGGCCCCTCATTAGAAAGCGTGATAGATATAACAAGGCAAGTGACCTCAGAGGTCGTAACAGATACTACTATTATATTCTCCAACTAATAACGCTTTTTTCTTGTCTGCCTAGTTATGCCAATCAGAGTACAATAGCGAATCCACAATCCAATACATCATCTTCAGTATCAAATTTTGCAACGCAAGTTTTGACAGGCCCTATGACAGAGAACAGCTATGGTGCTGGTATTCAATGTTCTGGAGCTACACTATCAATCAGCCCATTTGCCACAACTTCGGTTGCAGTAAAGCGGCCTCAAGATTACATCTTCCATACGCCAGTCTATAACGAAGCAACAGATGATGATGGCAACCTCACAAATGCGGGTGAAATTCTTTACTACAGAGAAAACTACAGTGGAAACAAAGATTCTACTTCTTTTAATTTTGGCATAGCAGCTACAATATCCGTCCCACTTGATAAGCGTTTTCAAAATGCTTGCCTCAAAAGTGCGACCACTCAAGAGAAAATAATGCGGCAACAATTATCGACAGCCAGATTAAATTATGAATTGGCCAGACTAAAAAATTGTCATGAGCTTAGAGTTAGTGGTGCTGAATATTCTCCAGAATCTGAGTACTTTGATCTATGCAGCGATATTGTAAGTAAACCGAAAATGAACCAAGTTATCCCTCATACACACAAAATTGAGCTAAATAAGTAAATTTAGTCCACTGAGAATCGCCTGTAAGGGGCTTGTAGTTTTGCTTGCTTATGTTTGTGCATTTGATTTGTCCTTAGATTTACTCAAACGCTTGATGGCTGTCTTGATAAGGTTCTTGAGCAAATTGGCTATGATGGGTGAACCAGCCGCAGTAACAGCAATAATTGAAGTGTTAACAAGAACAGGAGTGCTAGGTATCCATTTCTCAACAAAGGTTGAATCTCTGAAGATTTCATAACATTTACCATTTTTTACAGAATGACCTATAACGACTTGTAACTTCAAATCATTAGGGTAGCTTCCTACTGGAATATTATCTTCGTTGGGGCATTTAATAAAGAACTCTTTATCTTTTTTGACTTTGGGTTTATATTCTGGCGGCTGTGGTATATCTGGTTGCGGTTGTTCTGGCTGTTTAACTGGATCTGTTGGAATAAATTTGTCAGGGTGATACTGCAAAGCCTCGAATGTTGGATAACTCACAACAGGATAATCAAGCTTTGGTTTATCAATGATGTCCAAAGTTGTTGGATATTGTTCCCATGTTCTTGTTCTGGGAATATAAATTTCTTTTATTTTTATCTGTGGTATTTCAATTCTTGGGATTTCCAAGTTTGTTCACCTTTGGTGGTTCTGGTAGCTGTACAGATGGCCCTGTGAAATTTGGTATCTTATCTCCCATCACATCTGGTAACTTATCCTCCAGACTTCCCATGATTTTGTTCTTTAATGTTCTTTCAAACTCTGGGCTTTTCATATAGCGAATTGCTACATATCCGAAAGCTGCCATTGAAACTGACATTAAAAATGACAAAATGGAAATAATTTTTATAATGCGATCAATCATTTATGTTAAAAGAAATACTAATTAAGCTGGCTGCCCCTTTATCTTTGATGACTTTGGCTCTGATACTTGGCCTTGCCCCTCTATATCTGTTGGCTGGGATTCTTGTTCGATCTTCTTCAGCAACATTTCCTGAGCCTGTATCCCGCCCTCGATCATATCAATAGTCTTTATTGTTTGTTCTAATACTTTTTCAGCTTGTTCTTTTGTAGTTTTTTGTCTTGCTAGTTCTTCTTTCCACTCAAGAATTTGCTTTTCGATAAGAGTTTTCATAGTTAAACAATAGTAAGATTTTCTCCTGACCCTACAGTAACAGTAACACCACTGTTTATGGTAATTGGGCCAGCAGCCATAGCGTTTTTGCCGTTAGTTATAGTATAACTTGTTGTTACAGTTTGCCCATTCTCGTAGAAAATTTGATCGCTTCCCCCTCCAGTTGCTCCAGCTGCAATGCCTGTTAATGCTGATCCATCAATAGCTGGCAAAGAACCTGTTAATCTTGACGCTATAAGTTGTGCTGAACCATTAACTACAGTTGTACCTCCAACTTGAAATCCACCGTCAGCCCTTATAACTAAAGGAGTATAAATACCATTGCCAAATTCACTGGCATTATTGAGTCTTAAATATCCGTCATTATAATCCGCTGAAATAGCTATTCTTCCGTTAAAAGCTAGTCCTCTATTATCATCAGTAGAATTAGCAGAAAAATTTAAAGTGTCTCTAGAACTATTTGATAAAGTTATTATTCCACTCAATGTGTCGTTTGCATCTGATCTTGCAAATTGACTTGAATCAATACTATCTAAAGTTGCTGCGTTACCGCCATCAGCTGAGGTTATAAACCCTGCTCCATTTGTTAATTGGTTTGTATTGGTGACGTTTGTTGCTGAAGCAGCAATGCCGTTTAATTTTGATAAAAGTGCGTCTGTAAAAGCATTTGTATTGCTATTAGCTTCATAAGCAGTTTTGATTTCAGAATTACTCTGGTCAGCAGTAGCACCAGCCTCTATTCCATCTAATTTACTATGATCTGCGTTCGTAAAATTATTATCGGTCTGCGAAGCAACAGCAAAGTCTAGTGTGCCATCACCATCTTGATATGTGACAGTAATACCAGATTCAGTGTTGCTAGAAACCATACCGCCAACAATGTCTTGGACTTGTTCGTTAGTAAGAGTTGCAGTAATAAAACCAGCCCCATTTGTAAGCTGATTAGTATTAGTGACATTAGTAGCACCAGCAGCAATTCCATCAAGTTTTGATTTTAGAGCATTTGTGAAATTGTTTTGAGTTAAGCCTCCATCACCAACAGATAGTTTATTTGTTAAGTTTGCGTAAGAAATATCAATATTAGCCGATCCATCAAAAGAAGTTCCAGCAATCGTTCTAGCTGTTGTTAATGTCGCTGCTGAACCAGTAGTGTCTTGGTTAAGTGTTGGAACCCTAGCTGCTGCGATAGTGCCAGAAGAAATATTAGAAGCGTTAAGTGCTGTTATATTTGCACCAGCACCATAAATATTTGATGTTGCTTCAATATCTCCAACAACTTTAACAACAGTTCTAGTCTCGCTTCCTTCAAAAACCCAACCATCATTACTAGAACCACCTGTGGTAGTAATATGGCCGTCTTGGTGTTTGTAGGTTAATGTTCCGTTTTGTGCGTAACTACTACTAGCATGATCGCTGAAATTAATCTTTGCTCCAGCAGCGTTAGTACTTGATCTAACTCTAAGACCACTATCATTTGTAATAGTTAAAAATCCTGATATTGAATCATCGGCATCTGACCTTAAGAAACTGGCAGAACTTACACCATCTAGAGTGTCTGCGTCTAGCCCCGACCCTGCTCCATCTACAGTTTTGATTAGTGTAAGTATTTCTGAGGCTGTCTGATCGGCAGTCGCATTAGCTTCAATACCATCAAGTTTACTATGATCTGCGTCTGTAAAATTGTTATCAGTTTGTGAGGGTAGATTTGTTAAATTAGCTCCACTTCCTTCATAAACATCTGCAAATACTTTTGAAAACCTTAAACCGTTTGAACCTAAAAATCTAATGCTATCAGTATCAGGTGTAATATTGTGAGAAATAACATTGCCTGTAAATTCACCACCAGCCAAAGGCATTTTAGTTGCTATTGAGTTTGTAACTGTTGTTGAAAAGTTAGCATCATCACCTAAAGCTGCTGCAAGCTCATTCAGTGTATTTAACGTACCAGGTGCGGAATCGACTAAGTTTGATATGGCAGTAGAAACAAATGCTGTTGTAGCAACTCTTGTTGTGCTATTTCCAGCAGATTGGGTCGTTGCCGTTACTCCGTCAGTTAATACACCAGAGCTAGAGGTTAAGCCACCAAATAATGTGTCTCTGGCTGCAATATCAACCCCATCAACTAAGCCTGATATTACTAAATTTCCTGTAATATCTACCCCCGTATTACTGGTTTCTAGCTTTTTGTTGTTATTGAAATATAGTTGAACTGAGCTATTTACTGTAAACCCTGCTAAAACTTCGCCACCATTAGCACTTCTTATAGCTACATTTTCTCCATGTAATTCTAAATTACCTTGCCCAGAATCTTGAATTATGCTATTCGTTCCATTGTGAAAAATTTGTAAATCATCACTATTTCCAAGTTTTATTGTTCCATTATCAGGAAATTCTAAATTTGTTCCATTTATTAGTTTTAGTGCTTCACTTGTAAATCTTGCAGAAATATTATTTGACCCTGCTTTTCTGTGTGCAATTTCAATAATTCCATCTTCAGTTCCAGAACTAGCATCACCTATCTTACCTGTAATCTTTGCATAAAGTTCTTTGCTTCCATCATCACTTTCACCACTAAATTTAATCTGTCCAAGATAATCTGCATCTGCTGGTGATGCACTAATTCTGTATAAATCTAATTCTGGTGCAGCAGCACTACCACCATCACTGGAAGATATTGTTACGTTGCCAGCAAAACTTGAGTTACCAGTAGAAGATATTTCGCCAAGAATTATATTTTCACCAGAGATAGTGGATAGAATCTCTGATCCTGTCATATCAGCAGTTGCATTAGCTTCAATGCCAGCTAATTTATTGAAGTTAGCAGCCGACATTGAGCCAGCGTTGACTAATCCAGCAGCCTGTAGCTTTGATCCAGCTATCGCTGCACTTCCGCTTATATCAGCATTGACAATAGTTCCGTCTGCTATCTTGGCTGATGTTACAACCCCACTATCAATAGTAAAAGTATCGCCACCATTGCTGACAGTAATATCACCCTTGTCTCCATCAGTAAGTGGATTTCCTCCACCACTACCAGATATTTCAGCTACAGTTCCGTTATCTTTCTTTGTAAATAACTTACCAGAATCAGTCCTGATAGCTATTTCACCAACAATTAAATCACTAGCACTTGGATCGCTACCGCTTCCTGTCTTAAGTTTAATTGTATTTGCCATTGGTTCACCTCCCTATGATTTGATTTTAGTAGGTGCCTCCATTAATGTCGAACCCAGAAGTAGAACCATCTTCTAAAAATGTAACCAAATCAGACAAGGCAACCTGTTTCATCGTTCCGTTGTCATTCATAACCATACGATCTGCTGTTGCAAGAGTTGTTGAGGTTGCAGATGTACCTCCGTCCATAATGTTCAACTCATTGGTCGTTGCAGTGATGCCATCTAGGACGTTCAGATTTGCAGTCGATAAAGTCGCTCCATCAAGAATTGCTACTTCAGTAGATGTTAATAAAGCTAATGCAGCAGCAGCACCAGATTGACAACTAGATAGAGCAGTTAAATCAGCATCTAAAGGCTGTTTATTATCTAATTGAGTTTGAATACTAGATGTAGCATCTACTCTATTCAGTTGTGCTGTAGTAACGGTTGCTCCATCAAGAATTTGAACTTCAGATTGTGTTAAATCAGCCAAAGCACTTGCTGTATTAGAACCCATTGTTGCTAATTCTGTTAATTCAGCATCTAATGGTTGTTTTGCATCTAATTGAGTCTGTACGCTAGATGTTGCATCTAACCTGTTCAACTGTGCGGTGGTTACTGTAGCTCCGTCAAGAATCTGGACTTCTGTATTCGTCAAATCTGCCAAAGCATTAGCAGTATTTTGATTCATGGTCGCTAATTCTGTTAGCTTGGCTGAGTTGGCTTGAACGTCTGTGCCAATCACTAAACCTAAATTTGTTCTCGCACCAGAGGCTGAAGTTGATCCTGTACCTCCATCAGATACCGCTAAAGTTCCTGTAATAGAACTAGCACCAAGATCAACAGCGATTTCAGTAGATTCAATAACTAAACCACCATTAGCTTTTAAATCAACAGAAAGAGTATTACCAGATTTATCAAGTCCATTTCCAGCTATGACTTGCCCTGCTCCTGAAAACTGAACAAAGGTAAGGTTATTCGTTCCAACAACAGCAGATCCTTTATCGGAACTACAAACAAAAGCGTTATCTCCGTTTACAGTTCCAGATTCAACAAAAGTAAAAGCACCAGCAGCGTCAGCACCAGCAGCTAAATCATCAACTCTTGCTGGTGAAGACCCGACTTTGTAGATACCGTTCTCTGAAGCTGTGTTTTGGTTTTTGACCAATACTCGATCATTTGTAGAAAGAGTAACTCCATCTATTGTGTCTCCATTATTAAGAGCAGTAGATATTGTTATATTTGCTGTTGTCGCTGCTTGAACTGAATCTTTTATATCTAATCCCTGGGCGACTCCATCTACATAGCCTTTGTTAGCAGCATCATTATCAGCAGTAGGGTCTGCTAAGTTTGTTATCTTTTGGCTCGCAAAACTAACCGCACCATTAGGTGCTGCCATTTCATTAAGTCTATTGGTTCTTACACCTGTATCGAAATCACTGACCTTCGAGTGAGTTATAGAAGGAATATCGCTGGCAACGAGTGACCTAAATGTAGGTGCAGCAGCAGATCCAGAGGTCGGGCCAGCTAGTATTGCATTTGCACTTCTTGTATCTGTCTTATTAAAAAACGCACCAGAACCACCAATAGTAATTATTGAACTTGCAGCAGGAGGAGTAGAACCATCATCACCAAAACCGTAATATAGTTTCAGGTCATTTTCGTTAAACGCTAATTCTGAAGGAGATAAACTTGAAGGAGCACCAGCCGACCCACTAGCTGCTCTCTTTTTTATGCGAATAGTGTTAGACATGGCCTAGAAGTTTCCTCCATTAACGAGTGTAAGTTTAGTAGTAGTTGCGTCTGCTTTAAATGTAGCAGAACTTGAGTCATAGTAAATGACAGAACCATCTGCTTTATTGGTATCCTCTAGTTGGAAACCAACTGGCCCTTGTGGACCCTGAGTGGCTACAGTAACAACGGTAGTATCACCTTCATTTACTGTAACAGTATTTTTGGTGGTTGTAACATTTACAGAAGTCATGCTGTATAGCCCTCTGATACAAATATAGTACCTTCTAAATAGTATTCTTTTAATCCACTTCCATTTGTAAGAGCAACGTCATATTTTAAAACATCTGGAGTAAATGTTCCTGTCTGTGTATCAGTAAGTGCGATGTCTACCGTTCCAGTAGCCCGATTAGTATAAGTTACAGCAAAGTCGGCATATTTATTGGATCGTGGCTCGTCCCAAACTTGAGCAGCAACAGTAAATCCAGTTAAATTTATTGCAGTATCGTTATTATCCTTGAACACAAGTTGAATACTATGATCTGCCCTTCTCTGGACAGTCATATTATATGTGCCAGGAGTGATTGCCATTAGCTATATGGAGATGTGCCTAGTATATCAGTTTTCCATTGTGCTTTAAGAGCATCTGTATCTGAAGCTGCTGCTATTCCTGAATCAGCAGGAGCATCTCTTAATGCTTGTTTTTTAGCAACTATATCTGTAGTAGAAGCACCAGTTTCTAACGCTTTTTGAAATTCAATATCAAGTTCTGCAAGTTTTGGTTCTCTTGCCGTTCTGATATTTGTTTTGTGAATTTCTCTGGCTTTCGCCATGTCAACTCCAAATCCCATGTTTTACTCCGTGTAAGTCCAAGCATCTCTGAAACTCCTATCTGTAGGAATTGCAGACTTATCAACAGTATAAACTGTCTTACCACTAGGGCAATCTTTATCTTTTATTTGATCTAATGTTAAATTACAATTATCTGCTGGAATGACAATAGAAATACCACCTTCGTCATTTTGATAAATAAATCTTTTATCAGAATTAGCCATAAGTTTTTTATTTTATTATATATGTTCTTCTACTAATCGCCAAAAACTATTGCATGAATTACGGATCTATTTTCAGCATTACCTTGTAAGTTTGCAACAGCAACTCTAAAACTTGATGTTGTGTAACTACCAGCAGAACCGCCACAATGAGCAAATCTTCCAGCATTAGCCATAGCTACATAATTAGCATTTGCCATATTTGTTGTAAAATGATGCTCATAAGATCCAGTTCCATGATCTGTCATTGAACTTACGTTAAAGCTGTCTGTAATAGATACTGTACCAGATCCATTAAATCGAACCCATGCTTTTGCTCTTCCCTGCTGAATTTGTTCTGCTGTTGAACCGTTAGAACCGCTTGCATCTTGAATTTGATTTACTTTAAGTGTTGACATAACTAATCTCCAAAAACAGCACAGTAGTACTTACCTAAATTAGCTATACCACCTGTTGCTGTATTTACTACAGTTCTAAAACTACCAGTTCCTTGCTCGTCTACATCAACCCACCAAAATTTACTTGGGTTTGTTCTATTATCTTGAGCGTGTGCACCAACTACGCAATAATTTGCGTTACCCATAGCTGTACTAAAGTGAAATTCAGTTAATCCAGTACCATGATCTGTGACACTAGAAAAACCAAAATCGTCATTTATATCTGCATCGTTACCACAATTAATCCATGCTTTGCATAGTTGACCCTTTTCAACTCCACTTGTATTTTGGAATACTGGTGCTCCAGAAGAAATGCTTTTAATTGTGGCAACGGCTAAAGTACTCATGGTTCAGTAGGAAAGGTAACAGAGGATAAATCTAATTCACCATAACTATCAAGTTTAGGTGATGCAGAGGCTGGCAAGTCTCTTAATGCTTGACGATATGTTTTCCAAGCATCTGAAAGAGTTACATCAGAACAAGCTCTCCAATCACAAGCTAATAACCTTGCGTTACGTTCTATTCTAAGCAGTCTCATAGGTTCTGCATTAGTAAGTTTTGTTTTTTCTGCAGCAATTTCAGAATCACTTGGTTGTGCTATATCCTTAGAGTGCCAAATAATAGTTGTGTCATTAACAACAACAAATTCTGCATTAGGCAATAAAGATTGGATTGCTAAATCGGTATTAATAATCATGGTGTAACCTCTTGTAATATCATAAATGAAGCTTGTCCGCCAACTGCATTTATACCAGCCCTTTGTGTTCCGTTTGAAGTCCTATATCTTGCACCAGCAACAGTATATGTTGTGGAAGATGTAGTAGAAGGGCTATCTAAATATTCAAAATAAGATTGATAATATAAATTTATTGCAGCGTTAACAGAGTGCCAATGATACTCATTATTAGAATAAATAACTGAAGAACCACGTTTTAACTGTATTCCTAAAGATGTTGAGTTAGTAGCGTAAGCTCTAGTACATAAAGCACATTTTACAAGTATTTTGCTACTTGTTGAAGATGGAGTTATTGATGCTGTGACATCAGTGTCTGTATATGTCGAACTGCTAAAATCATATTGAGTCTGAGTTGAAATTCTAACTGTTTGTATTATTCCACCACCAGTTGCACCACTAGGTAAACCGCCTCTTGGAACTATACTGTCAACTTTTAATTGGCTCATAATTTAAACAACTGTCCAAGTTTCACCAGATCCAACGGTAACTGTTACTCCTGATTGTATAGTAATTGGGCCAAAGCTGCCAGCATTTTTACCATTTGTGATTGTGTAATTACTTGTAATTGTTTGATCGTTTTCCCAAAATATACCTTGACTTGCACCGCCAGCTACACCCCAACTTAGTGTCCCAGATCCATTGGATACTAAAGCGTATCCTGCAACTGGTGTGTCTGTAGCAGGTAAGGTTAAAGTAAAGCTACTAGAAATAGTACCTGGTGCAGAAAAACCTATGTAATGCGAGCTATCAGAATCAGCAAATCTAAGGTTATTTTGTAACTGCAAAGTAATACCATCAGAGTCAAAAAACATTTGCTCTGCACCACCTGTACTTAATCCTATTTTGTTAGCAGCTTTTCTAAATAATCCTGTATCTGGATCTGTGTCGAAACTTAGGGCAGGAGTGGAAGCACTGTTGGAGTCATCAATCTTTAAAACTCCTGTCATTGTGCCACCTGCTCTTGGCAACAAACCTAAGTTATCACTATTTATACTTCCTATTTCTGTAAAACCATTATTTGAACTATTCCTAATTTTTAATATATTTGATGTGGTATTTAAAAAAGTCATACCAGCTACGCATTGACTTGTAGCTAGATCAGAAGATTTAGAATTATTTGATTGGATCGCAGCAAAAACATTATTAAGATCAGTTCTTACATTTGCTCCTGAAGCATTTTCAATAGTGTAGTTCGTTACGTCAGCCACAATTAAATACTATTTTTCTCCATGTTACCCTCCTTTGCCGAAACCAACAGCACTGTAGGTAAA